ACTCGCAAAGTCTATTTCAGATGCACTCATCGCGGCAGCAAACTAATTTCCCGCAACCCCCGTCAGCTGCTGCTGGCGGGGTTTGTCTTTTCCTCACAAAAGAAATCGAAAGGCACGCTCAGTGCTTCGCAGATTGCCTCATAGTCCTCCACCGATATACGGTTTCTACCGTGTAATAAGTTGTAGAGCTTCTGTTTAGTCCAACCGCACTTGTCAGCGATAAAAGTCTGCTTAATGCCATTCTGTTCAATGTAGTCGGAAATCTTTTCGTAAAAAGCCATCTAACGTCCCTCACCCCTTTCCTTCCGCCTGCTCGGCGTCCCGAGCGAACAGATACCGCCATTCACAGCCGGTAAAAGTATTCAGCAGCACTTCCACTTCGGGAAGTGTAAATTCTGCGCGTCCCTTGCGTTTGTTGCGCATAGCGCACTCACTAATTCCGCAGGCTTGTGCCAGTTGTCTTGATGTGATGTTTCGTTTGAACATCTCAAGTTCCAAATTAGGATACATTTTCAGCGCTCCTTTTCTTGCGTAGTCGAAAGAATTGTATTGACGTAAACCGCCCCAAGCCTTATACTTATAATCATCCCATTAAAAGAGGAGGTGGTGTTCATGGAGAAACTTACTAAGTTTCTTATGACGCCCCCCTGTTCTGTCCGCGTGTAAACCAGACGCTAAGTTAGTCAGGCAAGTGTGCATGACACAAAACTACTTTCATCCTCACAAAGAATGGTCGTTTCGGGACCTCAGCAGTCGGAAAACCAGCGACAATGCTTGTGCAGGGGTTGGGGCGGGATTCATGCCAAGCCGTACATCTGCCGAAACCAGATGTGCGGTTTGTTTTACGCCAAAATTCACCCTGCGGGGTGAATTTGATATTATAATACACCCCGCAGGGATAATTGTCAATACAAAATTATCCCCGCAGGGTTTTTTCTGTTGTAACCGATATTTTTCTATGGTATAATGCAAACAACGAAAGGAGATGTTTCCGCTGAATATCCTATCAAAAATCGAGGAATCCATGACCAGAAAAGGTATCAAAAACCGCCGTCAGTTATCGGAATACTCCGGTATCCCCTACTCGACAATCACCGGTTTCTACGCGAAAGGCTACGACAAAATGAAAATGTCAACGCTGAAAACTCTCGCAGATTGTTTAAATGTCAGCGTTGATTACCTCGTCCGTGACGAAATCACCGACCCGCATTACGGTCTGTCGTCACCTGCCGCACCGATTTCCGACCTCACCGCTGATGAAACCCAGCTTATCGACGACTACCGTTCCCTGAACGAGCAGGGACAGGAATATATCCGTCAGACCATGTATATGGCAAAACAAACGCATAAAAAAATGCCTGACCTTTCCGATCTGGAAAAGCAGGCATGAATAAAGGGCAAATATATGAAATATCTTACCAAACGGATAATTTCCGCCGCCGGTTGCCTATTGCTTCTAACATCCGCAGCATTCGCCACAGACCCC